GAAAAATAGAGAGAATACTAATGGGCAACATAGCACTTAAGGCAGCACACATTGCTGCTGCCACACTCAATAATCCTTTTGGAGTTGGAACACTTAGTCTTGCATTAGTTTTTGTGCCTATTATTGGTATGCACCTGGTTCACAAATACGGTTGGGAACACTGGGCTCCATTTGACAAAGGACATAAGTAGGTTTATAATATTCACATACATAATGACAAGATGCATTTTTATTCTGTGGAATACTGGCAGAAGAACTGGGAAACTCTCATGGAGAGAGTGGAGAACGGAGAGACTATAGGTGTAGAGAACGATAAAGGAGAAAGGGCAGTGATGGTTCCAGCAGATGATGAACTTATACGAATATACACAGAGCAAAACAACGAAGGGCCCTGAGGGACTGTCGCATATTGGTTAATGCTCTCTGCTTATAACGGGGTAAACTGGGTTCAATTCCCAGCAGTCCTATTTGCTTCCTTAGCAATCTGGTGAATGCAGCAAACTCATAATTTGCCTAAGGTGAGTTCGATCCTCACAGGAAGCACTCAGACAGAACTCTGACTGTCCTGTTGACCTTTATGGTCAAATCACTTATAATATCAGGGTAAACAAAACGGACAATGACCATTTCTCTTAAGTTCAAAAAAGACATCAGCACACTTCGTTCTGCAGCGAATGGTGAGTTCTTCCTTGATGTAAAGAATCCAAAACTTTACAAAAAGGTTCGTAAATATTATGAAAAGGATGGTGTTGAATTTTCAGGCGATCCTCTTGATGATTATGATATTCTTTTGGATTGTATCTCTCAAGATCTTGAAACTATTGAAGTTGGCCAATGAACGATTTAGATCCAAAGTCTGTTGCTTCAACAAAGACCACTGTTATCCACGAACGATATCCCTATCGTTATGTGCAGAAGGGTTACATTGAACTCAATGGCAAACCCGACTTGCGTCTTCAGAAAGCAGACGAGTATAGTAAAAAGTACACTGACATCTATCTTTTTGATAACTCTGATCAATGTCTTCTTGCTATAGAAGACTTTGAGTATTCCAAATGGTTGGATCCCTCAGGTGTTCCTTGCTATGTTAAAGATTCAGTATCTCGCTGACTCTCTGGTTTCTTGCTTCCAGTTAAAGAGCAAGTGGCGCGGCATGAATACCCTATCAGGAGACTTTCGGGTCTCCTTTTTTAATAAATATAGACGATAGTCAATGATTGAAACACATGGCATACAAAGGAACTGCTTCCAAGTCTTCTTCTGGAGCAGCAATGTCAAAGTATGACGTTGAAGTAGAAGGCAGACTTCAAGCACTTGAAGCAGCAAATAAGAAGATTGAAATTCTTGAAGCAGAAATTGCTTGGATGAAAGGCAAAGTAGGGGACCTTACTGAGACCGGTAAGACTGGACCTGATGCTGAACTTGAGCAAAGATTTAATATGCTTCTTGATATTCTGAAGATGAATGAAGCAAATGGCATCAAAAGGTTGTCAAAGGGTCGTCTTTGATGCTATAATTCAATGGTAATATATCCTTGATTGATGACTGTTGCTCTGATTACTGGTATTACAGGGCAGGATGGGTCTTACCTTGCTGAACTTTTACTTGAAAAAGGATATGAAGTTCATGGTATTGTAAGACGTGCCTCTTTGATTAATACCCATAGGATTGATCATATATTCAATAAAATTAAACTTCATTACGGAGACCTCACTGACTCCACCAATATTGTAAGAGTTATTCAGAAGGTTCAACCTACTGAAATCTACAATCTAGGTGCTCAAAGTCATGTGAAGGTCTCCTTTGAAATGCCTGAGTATACTGCTGACGTTGATGCTATTGGAGCACTTCGTATTTTAGAAGCAGTTCGTCTTCTTGGTATGGAAGATAAAGTAAGAATCTATCAAGCCTCTACATCAGAGATGTTTGGTAAGGTGCAAGAGATTCCACAAAGAGAAACCACACCGTTTCATCCACGCTCTCCTTATGGAGTAGCAAAACTATATGGATACTGGATCACTAAGAACTATAGAGAGGCATATGGGATGTATGCTTGTACTGGTATCCTGTTTAATCACGAATCACCCAGACGGGGTGAGACCTTTGTAACAAGAAAGATTACAAGAGCACTGAAAGCAATACGTGATGGTAAGCAGGATGTACTTACTCTTGGTAATCTAGATTCAAAACGAGATTGGGGACATACTAAAGACTATGTAAGAGCAATGTGGATGATGCTTCAGCAAGATACTGCTGATGATTATGTAGTTGCTACATCAGAACAATACTCTGTTAGGACGTTTGTTGAGAAGTGTGCTCCATATTTTGGTATGCATATTGTATGGAAAGGTGAGGGAGAAGATGAGATTGGAATTGATACGAATACTAAAAACGTTGTTGTCCGTGTCAGTCCTAGATATTACAGACCTGCTGAAGTTGAAACTCTTCTTGGAGATTATACTAAAGCCAAAACAGAACTTGGGTGGGAACCTGAGATTGCATTTAGTCAATTAGTTGAGGACATGTGTGAAAATGAATAGTGATTCTAGAATCTTAGTTGCTGGCGCTAAGGGTATGGTTGGTTCTGCAATCGTAAGACACTTGCGGAAAAATGGATATACAAATATTGTTGAAGCAACAAGAAAGCAAGTAGACTTTACTAGTCAAGTAGAGACTCAAATCTATATGCGGACAGTTAATCCTGATTATGTCTTTGTTGCTGCTGCTAGAGTAGGTGGAATCTTAGGAAATAGAGATCATAAAGCACAGATGATCTATGAGAATCTTATGATTCAAAATAATATTATTGATTCTGCTTATAAAAATAAAGTTGAAAAACTTTTATTCTTAGGATCGTCTTGCATTTATCCTAAGTTTCCTAATCTTCCTATTACAGAAGATCAACTCTTATCTGGCCCATTAGAACCATCAAATGATTCTTATGCTATTGCTAAGATTGCTGGAATCAAAATGTGTGAGTCATACCGAGACCAATATGGATTCAATGCAATCAGTTTGATGCCCTGTAATCTATATGGTCCTAATGACAACTTTGATTTACATAATAGTCATGTGCTTCCAGCAATGATTCGTAAGTTTCATGAAGGCAAAGATGTTATTGATCATGATTTGGGTGGACCATTTACTCCAGATATAATTTTATGGGGTGACGGATCTCCAATGCGTGAGTTCCTTCACGTTGATGATCTTGCTAGTGCATGTCTGACTGCTATGCTTGAATATGATGGACGTGAGCATCTGAATGTCGGAACAGGTGAGGATGTAACCATCAAAGAACTTGCTCAAACTATTGCAAGTGTTGTGGGATTCAGGGGAGGTATTATATGGGATACTCTAAAACCTAATGGAACTCCTAAAAAAGTTATGAGTATCGATAAAATCAAAGAACTTGGATGGAAACCAAGCATTGATTTGAAGTCAGGTGTTCAAGATACCTATAGGTGGTATATGGAAAATATGGTATAATAAATACGAAGGGTTTACTAAAATTATGGAATATACAAAGACAGCACTAGTGCTTGGTGCGGGTGGATTTATTGGAAGTCATATGGTTAAGAGACTTCGATCAGAAGGATACTGGGTACGTGGAGTTGATCTAAAGTATCCCGAATACTCTGATACCGAAGCAAATGAGTTTGTGCAGGGTGATCTACGTGATGTAGATTTCGTTCGTCGTGCTATTCAGTATAAGGGTGAGCAAGGCAACTTCTATAACTCTGTTCCTGAGAGATACATTGAACCTTTTGATGAGATCTATCAGTTTGCTGCTGATATGGGTGGGGCAGGATTTGTATTTACTGGTGAGAATGATGCTGAGATTATGCATAACTCAGTTAGTATCAATCTTAATGTTCTTGAAGAGCAGCATTCTTTCAATAATAGAAAGGATGTAAATAGTACTAAGATTTTCTATTCTGGTTCTGCTTGCATGTATCCAGAACACAATCAACTGGACCCTGATAATCCCGACTGCCGTGAAGAATCAGCATACCCTGCGAACCCAGACTCAGAATACGGATGGGAAAAACTTTTCTCTGAGCGCCTCTACCTTGCGTATAATCGTAATCATGGCATTCCTGTTAGGATTGCTAGATATCACAACATTTTTGGTCCAGAGGGGACCTGGGATGGTGGAAGAGAGAAGGCACCAGCAGCAATCTGTAGAAAGGTAGCAAATCTTCCTGAAGTTGGCGGTTCGATTGAAGTGTGGGGGGATGGAAAGCAGACTCGATCATTCTTATATGTTGATGAATGTATTGAAGCAACACGTCGCTTAATGGATTCTGATTTCATTGGACCAGTGAACATTGGTTCAGAAGAAATGGTAACGATTAATCAACTTACTGAGATTACTGGTAAGGTATCAGGTAAAGTAGTTCGTAGGGTGCATAAACTGAATGCTCCTCTCGGTGTTCGTGGACGTAACTCTAACAATGATCTTGTTCGTGAAAAACTTGGTTGGGATTATACTCGATCACTTGAGGAAGGTATTCGTATCACATATAACTGGATTCTTGAACAAACTAAAAAATGAACTTATATGTAAGATTGATGGGCGGACTGGGCAATCAAATGTTTCAGTATGCCAAAGGATTGTCTGCCTTAGAGCAAGCACCTCAATATACCAACTTGATTCTTGATTGTGGTTTTTATGAAGGACAAGAAAGAAAAGTTATCAAGAATGGTCTTACTGGTAGGAAGTTTGATCTTGATTTGTTTAATATCAAGTATGACTGCTGTGAGGATGTACCACCAGGTGGACACATTCTTGAAGGATGGTTTCAAAATGTAGAAGAGTTTGACAATGTAATTGATGAGGTAAGAGAACATTTCACTTTCAAGATTAACTTTTGCGATGATGTAAAAGAAATGGAGAAAGAGATTCTTGCTGCAGAAAACTCAGTTGCTATTCATGTAAGACGTGGAGACTACATCAAAAATCCTACAGCATTAGCACATCATGGTGTTATGGATGCTAGTTACTATTCTAAAGCAATGAAAATTGTAGAAGAAACGTTTGCTTCTGTTCATTACTATGTGTTTTCTGAGGATGTAGAGTGGTGTCAAGAGAATCTTAAAACAGATAATCCTATCACTTTTGTTGACTCTAAATATAATGACTATAAGGATGTTGGTCACTTACACTTGATGTCTAAATGTAAGTATCATATAATTGCTAATAGTTCTTTCAGTTGGTGGGCAGCATTTCTTGGTAACTCTGAGTTTACTATTGGACCTAAGAAATGGTTAGCAGACGGAACTGGATCTGAAATTCTACTAGACGAATGGATTAAGGTATGAAGATTGCTATCTTGGGTTCAAGCGGTCAGATAGGTGCTTATTTGACTGAGTATATGCGTGGAAAGGGGCATGATGTACTAGAGTTTGATGTTGCTAGAGGAGATGGGGAAGACCTTACAAAAATCCCTAATCTTAATCTTGAACATGTAATCAAAGAATCTGACTTTGTATTCTTTCTTGCATTTGATGTTGGAGGTTCAAGATACCTTAAAAAGTATCAACACAGCTTCCAGTTTATTGATAACAATACTCGTATTATGGCTCAGACATTTGGTCTGCTTGAGAAGTATCATAAGCGTTTTGTCTTTGCATCATCTCAGATGAGTAATATGAGTTACTCACCGTATGGTGTAATGAAGAGAGTTGGTGAACTTTATACTACATCACTCAAAGGACTTATTGTTAAGTTTTGGAATGTGTATGGTATTGAGAAAGACCATGAAAAAGCACACGTCATCACTGACTTCATTCGTAAAGGATTTGAGGAAGGTGAGTTTGAAATGTTGACTGATGGCACAGAAGAAAGGCAGTTTCTTTATGCTGAAGACTGCTGTGAAGCATTAGAGACAGTTATGGAAAACTATACTGATTTTAAATCAGAAGATCCACTTCATATCACATCATTTAGATCTGAATCTATTAAAGAAATTGCCATGATGATTCAAGGTCAGTTTGGATTGATTGGTAGGCATGATGTTGAAATTAAACCTGGACTTGCTAAAGATAATGTTCAACTTGATAAAAGAAACGCACCAGACACTTTTATTACTGGATGGTGGATACCTAAAACAACTGTAGGCATCGGTATTGCAAAGGTGTTTAATGAAATGAAAAAGGAGTATTTAAATGACTAAAGTAAGTTGCATCAGCCCATCATATAAAACTGGAAAGTATTTGGATGGATTCTTAGATAGTATCTCAGAACAAACATTCAGAGACTTTGAAGTAGTTTTGGATCATAATGATCCTACTAAGAGAGAAATTGAACAGGTTGAGGATCATAATGAGAAAGAAGACAATGTAGTTCACATTGTTGTAGAGGGTGTTGACCCTATTGGCGTTTCTATGAATCGCTGTATTGAGAATGGTACAGGAGAATATTTCTGCATTTGGAATATTGATGACCTTCGTACACCAGACTCACTTGAAGTTATGGTGAAAGCACTGGATGAGAATCCTGATGTTGATTTTGTATATGGTAACTATATCAAAGTTCCACAGTTTAGAGGCACTGAAGGAGAACTGGTAGATGAAACTGGCAAAGAGGAGTGGTTGAAGATCGGTATGATACTTGGACCATTCTTCATGGTTCGTAGAAGTTTGCTAGAGAAGACTGGTTGGTTTGATGAGCAACTCATCTCTGGTGCTGACTATGATCTTGCGATGCGTATGGCACGTTGTGGTAAAGGTCTTCACATTCCTCATATTCTAGGTTATTATCTTGATGAAGGATTGGGACAGAGCACTAAACCTAACAGTAGGCAACCATTAGAGCGTACAGTCATTGAACTTCGTTATGATATCCGTGTTCTGGACTCTAAGTTAGTGCCTCAAGCATCTTCTGAGTATGATCTAAATAAGATTACGTTTAATGATACAGTGATTGAGGCATCAAATTTTAATGAGTGATCATAATACTTTCATCAACAAGATCATCAAACTAAAGAACAAAACTGTTCAATGGAATGATCCGAATCTTACAAGACTTATTGCTCCAGGCACTGAGCATCACGGATATATTACCAATCAAGACGGGACACACGGATATTTCTGGTATCTACATAAACTCACAGAGCACGTTGATGGTACGGTTGTTGAACTTGGCAACCGCCGAGGATGTAGCACTCTTGCTATCTACGATGCCCTGAAGGAAGGGCAATCATTCTATTCATTTGATATTGAGAATGATTGTAGATACATTACTCCAGAGGTTTGGAATGACTCAAGAGTAGTCATTGAGAATGATTTTGATTCTCTTGATGCTGAGAGGATTGAAAGAACATTTGAGAAGAATAGTATTGCAATGTTGTTTGCCGATACTATTCATACCTATGAACAAATCAAAGCAGAGTATGATTTGTGGAAACCTTATATGAAGGATGATTGTATCTTGGTTGTTGATGATATCGTTAGCGATTATGATTCATCTGATCCTAGAACAAAAGGTCAGTTTCATGATGAATGGACTGGTATTAAATTTGATGTAACAAGCACAGCACACCAAAGTGGTTTCGGTATTTACTTATGAAAATTATTGGACTTTTGCCTTTCAAGAATGAAGAGCAATATCTTCCTCTCTTCTTGAAGAATGTACAACCTATCTGTGATGAGATTATCGCTATTGATGACAACTCTACAGATAACTCTAGAGAGATTATGGAGAATGCTGGTGTAATCGTCAAAGATTATACTGAGACAGCAGACATACGTGGTGGATGGAATCCTGGTCGTGTCCGTCAGTACCTGTTTAACTATGCTAGAGAGCAAAAAGGAACACACTTCCTTTGCTTAGATGCTGATGAAACATTCACTAATAACTTCGTGCCTATTGCGAGGGAAGTAATCTCTAACATCCCTCCAGGCAAGAAACTGGTGATGCAGTGGTTAGCATTATGGAAAAGTTATAATCACTATCGCAATGATCATACTGTATGGAGCAATCTATTCAAAGATTTTGTTGTAGCAGACAGTCCTGAACTAGATTACCACTACACATTTATGGCTGATGGTAGAACCATTGGACCTAATAATGAAGAGAACTGGATGAGACTTGATCCTAATATGGGTTGTGTCCTTCATTATCAGTTTGCTATGTTCAATAACTTCCATCTGAAGCAAGCATGGAAGCAAGTAGGTGAACTAGTTCAGCATGGACCAGGAGCACTACCTACTATCACTGGAAAGTATTCTATCTGCTTCCAAGATGACAATGTTGGTCTGAGTAAGATTCCTGATGAGTGGTTGGAAGGTCTGCCTGTACCTAATATTCCAAACTTTGATCCCAATTGGGATGAAAGTACATTCCTTAGAGCAGATTTGATGCCTAAGATTCTTGAGCACTTTGATGATAAAGGTGCTGAATATTTTGAGGGTCTTCGTATCTGGCATATTCCACAGTTAAAGAAAGCATTTGTAGATAGAACTGGAAGAGAACCAAACAATCCTTATACCTGATATGAAAATCGCATTCATTAAGTTCGGTGGTATGGCCGCAGGAGGAACTGAAAAGTTCCTTCAAACTATTGCTTCTCACTTACCTAAAGATAAGTTTGAGGTAGATTATTTTTATACTAATGGTGCTCCATACATTGGTTCAGATCATAGACATCTTGATACTGACCCCACAAGAGTTGAGTACTGTAAGGCACATGGAGTAAATTGTATTCCTGTGCATGTAGGTCATAAGAATGTAACAGTGCATACTCATGATTGGATTAGAACAAACCTTTGGGATTTATTTGATGAGAAAAACTATGACCTGGTTGTAAGTGGCCGCTCTGGTCATCCAGAATATCCTTTTAATCTTATTTTTAAAACACCTATCATTGATACTATCCATCTATCTGGAATGGCAGAGAACAAATCAAACACGTATAAGACAGTATTGATGTCTGAAGAACAACGTGGTAAATGGATTCAAGCAGGTGGACCTTCTGAAAAGTCTATGGTGATTCCTCCAGCAGTTGAGATACCAGAAGTAGAGGGTAGTCTTGAGTTTAAAGACTATAATCATATTTTTGGTATGCATCAACGAGAAAACGATGGTATTTTCTCTGATATTCCACTACTAGCATATGCTAAGGTTGAATCAAGTGATACAATGTTCTTGATGCTAGGTGGCGGTAATAAGTATAAGAACCAAGCAGAGCAGTTGGGTATCAAGAACATTAAGTTCTATCCTGCTACTGGTGATGTGGATGCTATTCATAAGTTTTTGAATACATTGACTGTCTATGCACACGGTAGAAAGGACGGAGAGCAGTGTTCTAGTGCTATCATTGAAGCAATGTCTCATGGGTTGCCTGTAATCAGTCACAGTGCCCCTAGTATGGGTCAGGCAGCACAGATTGGATTAGCAGGTGCTGTTGTAGATAACTCAGATGAGTATGCTGCTATCATGAAGATGATGATGGAGGATCAAGAAAAGTATGATGAGTTCTCTGATGAAGCAAAGAGAAGATATGATGAACTCTTCTCAATGAATGCTATCATTGATAAGTATGTCAAACTTTTTGAAGAGGCAGTATGTTAAATCTATTTTATTCTGAATCTTATTGGGGACATACTGCTAAGATGAATGGACCTAAAAAGGTTATTCATAATCTTTTGGAGTCTCTCAAGCAAGAGGGCATTGAATTTGCTGTAAATGAAGAGAAGTATGATCATAACTTTATACTTCAATATGATGCGAAGGGTCATGAGAAGCACTCTAAGATTGAACAGGAAACTTGTGTGATTGGTCCTCAAGTATGGTTGTTTGATCAATATGGACAGTTCCTACTTAAGAATCCAAACTACTACAAGACTATGATTGCTCCTTCACAATGGGTCAAAGATCTATATGTGAATAAGTTTGGAATGGATGAAAGCAAAGTAGTTGTCTGGCCTGTTGGTATTGAGATGAAACCATTCAAAAAGGATCTCTCCAGCATCAAGTATGATTGTCTTTTGTATTACAAACGCAGGAGCAAGGAAGAACTAGAGGCAGCAATCAAATTCTTGAAAGAGAATGAAATGTCTTACAACTTGGTTGAGTATGGTTCATACGCGCAAAAAGAATTAGAAAGTTTGTGTGATCAATCAGCATTCTGTTTTCTTCTTAACGGAACTGAGAGTCAAGGCATCGCTGTTCAAGAAATGATGGCAAGAGATATGCCCATGTTCGTATGGGATATCAAGGAATGGAATGATCAAGGTGAACAATGGCGTGTGCCTGCTACATCTATTCCGTATTGGTCAGATCAATGTGGTGTGCGATTCTATGATGAGCATAAAATGCATTATGCTTTCAGTGAGTTTTGTGATAAAATATATACATCACGCAAATATGTGGAAGAGAACCTTTCATATAAGAAATCTGTAAATACTCTCTTGGAGATTCTCAATGCTGCTTAGTTTTCGTAATATGGTGAAGAAGTATAATATGGATGTGAAAGGTATCATTCATATTGGTGCTCATCTAGGTCAAGAGATTGAAGATTATATTGGGATGGGCATTCAGAACATTATGTTGTTTGAACCATTGTCTGAGACGTTTGAACTTCTTACAGAGAAAGCAAGTAAGATGAATGCAAACATTGAAGGATATAATGTTGCTCTTGGTTCAGAATCAGGTAAGGCAACAATGTATGTAAGCGATCACAATCGTATTAGTAGTTCAATTTTAAAACCAAAGATTCATCTTGAGCATCATCCTAATGTAGCATTTCCTGGAAAGGAAGATGTGGAAGTTGATATTCTTGATAACTATGACTGTCATGATTACAACTTCATTAATATGGATGTTCAGGGTTATGAACTTGAAGTTTTGAAAGGTGGTGCTAAGATTCTAGAACAAGTAGACTATGTTTACTGTGAAGTTAATCGTGCTGAAGTATATGAAAACAATGCAATGATTTATGAGATTGATGAGTTCCTAGAAGGATTTGATATGGTAAGAAAAGAGACTGACTGGGGCGGTCAAATCTGGGGCGATGCTCTTTATGTGAGGAAAAGTGTGCTATGAAAATCTGTATTCTAACGATTGCTACAAACAAATACATTCAGTTTGTAGAGAAACTGTATGAAGATATTTCTGAAAAGTTTTGTCCTGGTGCAGAAATTAATTGTCTTCTTTTTACTGATCATGAGATTGAAGAGGCAGGTGATAATGTAAGAGTACATTATATTGATCATGAACCTTGGCCTATGCCTACGCTTAAGCGTTACAACTATTTCATGAAAGAAAAAGACTTCATTATGGAGCATGACTATTGCTTCTACTTTGATGCAGATATGCGTATTGACGGTGTTGTGACACCAGATGAAGTGTGTGGAGATCTAGTTGCCACTAGACATGGATATCAATCACTAGCATCTTCTGCTCAACAGTCCTTTGATCGCAACCCTACTAGTTGTGCTTTCGTTTCACCAGATGAAAAGACTGTCACCTACTATGCTGGTGGATTTAATGGTGGAAGAACAGAAAACTTTATGGCAATGTCTGAGAAGATCGCTAACAATGTTAATACTGATCTTGAGAATGGAGTTGTAGCACTGTGGCATGATGAGTCACATATGAATAGGTATCTGATTAACAATCCTCCTACTCTAGATCTAGATCCAACCTATTGTTATGCTGAGGAGTTCATCGGAACTGATTATCCTTTCTCTCCTGGTAAAATTATTGCTCTGAAGAAGAATCATGCTGCGCTTAGATCTTAGAGATATTCCTTTCTATTATATCAATCTTGATGATGCTGTAGAAAGGAATGAAAGGATGAAAGGTATTCTCAGTGAACTGGGAATTAAGAACGTAAGAAGAATCAGTGCCACTAAGCATCAAATAGGACAGGCAGGAACTGCTCGTTCTATGTTAAATGCGATTGAAAGTGCTATCAACCCAGTTGTTTCTCCACTCGGAACTCCATTTGTTGTTCTTGAGGATGACATTGCAGTAAAGAGATGGAATCCCATTATTGAGATACCAGAGAATGCTGATGCTTTCTATCTTGGTATCTCAGGTTGGGGTAGAATGAATAGTCACTCTGGACCTTTTGTTCAATGGGAGCAGTATGAATCTGGAATTCTTCAAGTTTATAATATGCTCGGTGGTCATGCTATAATGTATCTACGAAAAAGATATATTGATCTAGTGAGAAGAGTTTGTCTTCATGCTGGATATGATATAGAAGACCATCCAGATATTGGATTCGCAGAGATTCAACGTTGGCATAATGTATATGCCTTTGATGATCCCTATTTCTTTCAGACTAGCTCTGGTGGAAACCAAAGAGTTACTTATGCTCCTCTTTCCGAACAAGAAAGTCATGAGTGTATGAACTATATGAGAAACTTCTTTCTGCCTCTTAATGTAATATAATTAATGTTGTTAGGCATCTTGTAGATCCTCTTCTTGTTTTTTAATTGTTTTTTTCATTAACTTTGCATAAGCAACTTCCTCTGGAGTGTACCAACTAGGATGCTTCTTTGCACGTTTAATAATCTTTTTACAGACTTTTTTATCCCCCATGTTGCATATAATGATAGTATGTAATATTTATTTTAATATTTTTCACCTACCGTTTAATATAATATGATTATTGCTAGTTGTCCGTTAAGAATATCTTTATTTGGTGGATCTACTGATAATCCATACTTTGTTGCTAAGTATGGATATGGTAGTGTGATTAGTTTTGCATCTAATTTAAAAACTTATGTAACTATCAGTCAAGATAAGTTTGGATTTAACAAGAAAGATCATAAGTATGTTATTAACTACTCACGTAGAGAAGAAGTAAATCATATTAGTGAAATTAAAAATGAAGTTGTTCGTGGTGTATTGGAACATTTTAATATGCCTCCAGTACAAGTCACATTAACAAGTGATGCTTTCTCTCAGGGTAGTGGACTTGCTTCTTCATCATCTTATATCATTAGTTTGATCAAGGCTTGCTCTCTATTTCTCCATAAGAAAATATCTGATACTGATATTTGTAGATTAGCATATGATATTGAAGTTAAGTTTAATCCTTTCTGTGGGTATCAAGATCCTTATGGTTGTGGTATTGGAGGGTTTAAAAGGATAGAGTTCTTGGATACAGGCAGTGTTAAGCATGAGTTTCTTTCTACCGATGTATTTGATGATATTGATATCAAGTTGGTATTTACTGGAGTTACAAGGAACTCAAAAGAAGTTCTTAGAGATATCAGTATGAATCTAGAGAAAGTAAAACCATTACTTCCTATTGTTAGTAAAGCATATGATTATCTAAAGACCGGTGATAGTAAAAAGTTTTTAAAAGAACTCAATCATACTTGGGAAGAAAAGAAAAAGACAAGTAATATCATCACAGAGAATGAAAGGATTCGTAAAATAGACAAAGAGTTATCAGATAATAGTAGTGTGATATCACATAAACTATGTGGTGCTGGTAATGGCGGGTTCTTTTTGACGTTCTCTAAACATAATAAGTTGACTATTCCATATGATACTGTTAAAATAAAAGTTAATTATGATGGTGTACGAGGTGAATCCTTTTAAACCTTACATTGAAACACTAGAGTCCGCACATATGGAGGACGAGTTTCAAAAGTATCAAAATCAATTTAACAGTCACGACAGGATTATTATTCTCGGTAATGGGGGTAGTAATTCTGTCGCTTCTCATATATCGCAAGATTATATGAAGTTTCATAAGAAGAAGGTGTCTGTATTTTCAGATCCTTCAATGCTTACAATGCTTGCAAATGATTATGGATATGAAAAATCTTATACAAAGTTTTTAGAATACCATGTTGAAGATGATACTCTTGTTGTTTTAATGAGTTCAAGTGGTGAGTCTCTCAATATGTTGAACTGTCAGAGGTACTGCGAGGATAATGGTATATCTCATGGGATATTGACTGGATTCAGTCCACACAATACTATGAGAAGAAATGCACACGTAACTTCAAAGTATTCTAAATGGGACTATCATGTTGATAGTGAATCATATGGTGTGGTAGAATGCGTTCATCAAATCTTTCTTCATGGAGTAGTATGAAATATTGCTTTGATCTAGACGGTACAATATGCAATACTCCTTGCAATCCTGATGGACATGGACAAAGATACTGGGACTCTACACCTATTCCTTTTATGGTAGAGACAGTTAATCGTCTTTATGATGAGGGGAATCATATTATTATTATGACTGCTAGGGGTAGAGGGTCAGGTAAAGATTGGACAGCACTCACTAAAGAAATGCTTTCTGACTGGGGTGTTAAATATAATGAGTTGGAACCAATGTTCCACAAACCCACAGCAGATATCTTCATTGATGATAAAGGCATTGATGTAGAAGAATGGAAGAAGCGACAACCACTGAAGAAAGGTATTGTTGCTGGGGCATTTGACATTATCCATCCTGGGTATGTAAGAATGTTTCAGCAAGCTAAAGAGCATTGTAATCATCTTACGATTGCTCTTCATGAAAACCCTGCTTTAGCACGTCCTTATAAACTCAAACCAGTTCAATCACTTGAAGACCGGAAAGAGATTCTAAGGTCCATCAAATATATTGATGATATTGTTGTCTATCAATCAGAAGATACATTTATTAGTTACCTAGAAAGTGGTGACTATGATGTTCGTTTTTTAGGTGACGATTATTCTGATGGTTCTTATAGTGGAAAAGGTTTAGGTCTTCCTATCGTTTGGATTACTAGAAGACATGGGTATTCAACAACCAAGTTGAAAGTTAACATTGCAGAATCAGTCATCAGGAGTAATAGATTATGAAAGCATTAGTGACCGGAGGATCAGGATTTATTGGTTCTCACATTGTGGATGAACTTATTAAAATTGGTTTTACTGTTACTGTAATCGATAATCAAAGTGCAGATGCTGAACAGTTTTATTTTAATGATAAAGCAACCTATGTAAATCAAGATATAAGCAACTATCAAACAACTCGTACATTCTATGATGATGTTGATTATGTATTTCATCTTGCTGCAGAATCCCGTATAGGACCTGCTATTGAAAATCCTATCGCAGCAGTCCAGAAGAATGTATTAGGCACTTGTACGGTGCTTCAGTGTGCCAGAGAAGCAGGTGTGAAGAGAGTTATATACTCTTCAACATCTTCTGGTTATGGTAACAATGACTATCCTAATGTGGAAACACAACCTGATGATAGTTTGAATCCATATTCAGTAACTAAAGTTGCTGGAGAAAAACTATGCAAGATGTATACTGACTTGTTTGATTTGCCTACGGTAGTGTTTCGGTACTTCAATGTCTATGGACATAGAGCACCACGCAAAGGACAGTATGCTCCTGTGATTGGTATCTTCTGTCGTCAAAGAGATGCGGAAGAACCACTTACAATCGTTGGTGATGGAGAACAATGTAGAGACTTTGTTCACGTATCTGATGTAGTTAATGCTAATATATTAGCAGCAATAACAGAGGTAGATGACGATGCCTTTGGCATGGTATATAATATAGGTTCAGGTCAAAACTATTCAGTAAATCAAATTGCTGATTGGATTTCAGATAATCAAACCAATATTCCTCCACGTATCGGTGAAGTAAGAATCAGTCTTGCTAATATTGATCGAATGGCAAACACATTTGGTTGGAAACCTAAAGTTGAACTAGAAAACTGGGTTAAACAAAATGCTTAGATCTATTCACATATGGATTTACGGAATAGTTGCTGAACTAGAGTATATTCTCTATCCTTGGAAAACATCTACTCCTCCTGCTTGGGCTATAAAAAAGTGGAATCTCAATGATGAAACTAATACTGATGGAGAAATAGAGGAATCTGTTCTAAATTATGATTGGTTAAAGTCTCATGATGATAAAATCAACCGACTACAAAATGAAATGATCTATGTCATAAATGTAATAAACAAAAACAACCTTAGCAAAAAATGATTGGATTTGATTACTTAGGAAAAATGGGACAGTTGGGAAACCAAATGTTCCAGTATGCTTCACTAAAAGGCATTGCGAATAATAATGGTCACGAATATTGTGTACCTAATCATAATGAACTGATTGTTGATATCTTAGGCAATCGTTTGAGGATTGAATTGTTTGAACCTTTTATTATGGGCGGGTGCAATAATAACTCGATTATAGGAAATGGATATGTGCAGGAGGAAGGATTTACTTTTAATGAAAATATCTTTAACTCTTGTCCAGATAACATAAGTCTTGTTGGATATTTTCAATCAGAAAAATACTTCAAACATATTGAGGAGGAAGTTCGTAAAGATTTCTCATTCATTGATGGTATCAAAAGTCCATGCGAAGAGATGATTCAATCTGTCTCTAATCCAATCGCACTACATATCAGACGTGGTGACTTCTTAAGGAACTCAGGCAATCATTATAATCTAGATCTTGATTATTATGCTAGGGCATTGAGTTTATTTGACAATCGTAGAAATGTTGCTATATTTACAGATGATCCTGAGTGGTGCAGACAACAGGATATTTTTGACCATGATAGATTCTTGATTGCTACAGGCAACACAAGTTATGTTGACCTTTGTTTGATGTCATTATGTTCTGACTTTATTATTGCGAACAGCACATATAGTTGGTGGGGAGCATGGTTAGCAAACAGAGGTAGAGTCATTGCACCGGATAAATGGTTCGGTCCAAATAACAAACACTTAGATACTAAAGACTTATATCCTGAACAGTGGGAGATTATTGATGCTTAGAGACAAAAACAAATCCGCATACAAACTCAAAGGTATCGGTCCAATCTATTGTATCAATCTTGATGGGCAACCTGAGAGGTGGAATTATATGGAGGAGCAGTTTAAGTATTGGGAAATTAATAACTATACTCGTATCTCTGCTTATGATGGTAGAGAGGATGATCTGAGTGAGATCTTGAAAGGTAGATACCCTGAGATGGTAACTAGTGGAGAGATTGGATGTGTTACATCACACCTCAAAGCAATCAAGCATTTCTATGAAGAGACTGATGCTCCTTATGCTGTGATGATGGAGGATGACTGCAATCTGGACTTGGTGAAGTGCTGGAACTTTACATGGAAGGATTTTTATTGTAGAATACCTTATGACTGGGACGTTTGCCAGATCGCTATCATTGCGACTGGTGACGTACACATCAAGATTCACAAGAGATTCGTAAACGAATTCTCTACTGCGTGTTACTTGATTACCAGACATCATGCTAAGAAAATGCTTGACTTGCATATTCGAGAAGATCGGTATAAACTGGATAACGGGGTACGTCCTCGTCCAGTGGCTGACGATCTAATCTACAACTCAGGTAATACTTATGCTTTACCTCTTCTACTTTATAAGTTAGAATTGGGATCATCAATCCATCCTGAACACATCGATGTTTTCCATAGAGGAAACTTTGAAGCACAATCCAACTTTTGGAATAATGCAGGTGCTCAGATTGCGATTGATGAGTTGATGGACTACAATCCTTATTTGGGTAGAGTCACTGAAACGTCAGGGCAAGACGGTAAACCGCCAACTACTTGACAGGTTTCAAAAACTCTGCTAGTATAAATACTTAACCTTTTGTTTTTTTGTATATTCTGAAACAAAAGGTTACAAACAGAACCAAGTCGAGGTTCTTTTCATCCGTAGGTTAATCTCTACGAGATACACTAGGTAACAAAAATGTTTAAATCTGTATTCGCAGCAACAGCTGCTCTGTCCATGTCCGCAGGCGCTGCCCTTGCAGGTCCATACGTGAATGTCGAAGCTAACTCAGGTTGGCAGGGATCCGATTATTCTGGAACCGCCACAGACCTCCACGTAGGGTATGAAGGCGCTATTGGCGAAAACTCTTCTTACTATGTTCAGGGTGGAGCTACTATTGTTGCTCCTGATGGTGCTGAAAGTGACACTGTTCCTTCCGGTAAGGCAGGTATCGGTCTTGATCTGACCGACAAACTGGGTGCATATGGCGAAGTCTCCTTCGTTGGTTCGGGCGATTCTGACATCGACCGTGGATATGGCACTAAGGCAGGTCTGAAGTATAGCTTCTGATAACGACATAGACACATCATACATGTAGATGTTATAATGGGGGTGCGACGGCACCCCCTTTTTAATGAAAGATTATTTTATAAGGATCGTCAATCATCCTGCTACACACTTTAATGTGATATCTATTGGAGTATTGATTATGATTGGAATGCTTCATAACTATGCTCACTTTACAATGGATAAAGATGCAGATGCTTATGTGAGACAGTGGTGTAGATCATCAGCAGAAAACAAAAAGACCTGCATCCGTTATGGTGGTAACATGGACTATTGACAAATCTTAAAGAAACATATATAATATGTAAAGATTCATTACATATTGTAAAATGACTGTAACAACGAATGAGCTCGGACAACAAAATTTGTTCGCAAAAGAACCACGTATGTATGTCTCTCAAACTGATGCAGAACGTTATGGTTATGAGACATATGCTGAGAAAGCAGAGAAACTAAATGGTCGCACTGCCATGCTTGGTTTTGTTGCAGCAGTTGTATCATATGCTACTTCTGGTAGCGTATTTTTCTTTGGTGTGTTGGGATTCTGATAAACATTTTTTGACAATCTATGGTTGCTATAATTAGTATTGCATTTTCTGCAATACTATCCTATAGTATACAAGAAATACAACAATTATTAAAATCGTACTAATGTCATTCAACATTACATTTCAAACTCCAGACGGAACCTCACAAACCATAGAGTGTCCAGACGATCAGTATCTCCTAGATGCAGCAGAAGAATCGGGAATCGATATGAACTATTCTTGTCGTGCTGGTGCTTGTTCTTCATGTGCTAGTAAAATTGTTAGTGGCACAGTAGATCAAAGTGATCAATCGTTTCTTGATGATGACCAAATTGCTGAAGGATTTGTACTAACTTGTGTTGCTTATCCAACATCTGACTGTACTGTGTTGACGGAGCAAGAGGAGGCACTATACTAATGGTTGCAGCTATTACTATCACGGCTCTTGCTTTTCTTGTAGCCGCCATGATGACACAATCTGGAGATGAAAATGTCTAATCCCAATCAACTTTATGAGGACATGGAAAAACTAAATGCCCTCTTTGAAGAATTATGTTGGGGTCATGATGATGATTTGCAATTCAGCATCGAATATCTTAGAGGCAACGGTAGAGTTGTCATTTACAATAAAACTTTGGAGCAAAAACAATGAACGAAACAGCAGAACGTATTAATGGTTGGGCAGCAATGATTGGAGTCATTGCCGCAATGGGATCTTATGCCCTTACTGGCGACCTGATTCCAGGATTATGGTGAACACATATCTATGGTTGTTAATGGGATTTACTATTGTTTATATCATTACAATGCCAACAGATGATGATGATGGTCCACCCGATAAGGGTATGATGAGACCAGTTTTTGAAGGGGGCGATTGACCCCCTTTTTTTCTAAATAGAAATGCGTTGCTTTTTTCTAATGGAATCAAATCCACAAAAGAAAAAGGAATCCAAAAAGGAAAATAAATTTGAGTGGGCGGACGAGGGTGTATCAACTCTTGTCCGAGTTATCATACTTGGTTGGTCAGCAGCAATTCTGACCCTTAACTATGTAACTGTTCCTGGCATTCCTCAAAAAAACATCGATCCGACTTTTATCGCCAGCGTCTTCACGGGAACGCTTGCGACGTTCGGTGTCGTTGCGTCTAAAAAGAAAGACGAATCAAAGGAAGCACCTACATTGGAGAAGAAAGATGCAAAAATTGATTAACGGTATTGGTCTCCATTCTAATCATGTTAAATTCTAAGAAATCGACCGAGCAAGTCACCGAGCATGTGCCGAGCAAGTCACCTGTTAAGACGATTGCGTTAACATTGGGAGGACTCTTTGCGTTTGCTCATATAGGACTACTGGGTTATCTCATAGATACCAAACCCCAAGTCCAAGAACCACCAACATTTAATCTTCCGCGTGGTCCTTACTCATCGTATAAAATCAAAGCAGGAAAGGATGGATATGAGATTGAGTATCGTGCAAATGATCCTAAAGTATTAGAGTCTGAGAGATCTCTCAATCTTGATAAAGAAAAGAGAGGATGGTTTGGTGGTGGCACTGAGAAGCGTGATGAGTATCGTCGTGATCAATATACTATGAATGGAACTCGTAATATAGGAGGAGGTGCTGTCGGAGATGGCGAGGGAAAGTCTGCAAAGGACATAGAGTGTATAGTGGCGGACGCTGGAGCACGGTCACAAGGTGCTCTAGCAGGCGCTAGCATTGCTACAGGTGCTGTTGCTCCAATGCTTGTAGGCATTCCTTATATTGGGTGGTTAGCATCTGGTTGGGCAGTTCTATTAGGGCAAAGAATGGGTTCTAATATAGGCAGTGAAGTTGGTTCGGTTTTTAATGACTGCTAATCAAAACTTAGTCACGAAGTCAAGATATAATATAAGTATAATAACGCAGAAATATCATAGATAGTGTAGTTGATTGAAAATATTATGAAGTACTTTTTTGCACTTCTAATCACACTATTTTTTACTATGCCAGCATGGGCAGTTGATGTTTCAATGGGTTCCGGTGGGAATCTAGTATTTGAACCTGATGAGATTACAATCTCTGCAGGTGAGACAGTTCATTTTATCAATGAAGCACTACCTCCACATAATATTATTGTAGAGGCACGTCCAGATCTTTCTAGAGAAGCATTATTATTTGCTCCTGGTGAAACACAGGACGTTGTATTTGCTGACAAAGGGGACTATAATATCTTCTGTGGTCCCCATCAGGGAGCAGGTATGACTGGTGTAGTTCATGTGGAGTAAATGTCAAAAGATTATGTAACTAAAGAAAAATGCCAGGAGATGATTAATGATGCAATTCGTAAGCACAACCGTAATGCTGGACTTATTTCTATGTGTGTGGGTTGGTTTGTTCTCGCTCTATTTGCTGAGGGTCTCCTCAGACTGATTGGAGTGATACCTCCACTGTTACCTTGGTTGAATATAAAACTATGATGAGCGGATTATTTGTATACGGTTTTATAGCATTATTATGCTATACATTACACGTTACTTGGCCTTTAAAATATAGAGGAAAATGAACTATGTTTGGCACTATATTGATGTGGATTTCTATACCATTCATAGTTACTACTATAGTTTTTGGATTTTACAAAGGAGAAAATGTTTATTATGACTCTGACAAATATGATGGTAATGGAACCGCACATTAGAGCACGTTACAATTTTGCTATGAGTTCATTTTCTAGAATGTATGGAGTGAATCGTGTATTGAGTTCTGAAGATATCGGTAGATTCTGCATCAAATGGGCAAAGGAAGATGATAAAACTGCTCCTACTGGATCTTTGACTGATGTTGATTTTTATTTTAGAGATTTCTGGAATATCTGGGGAGGATATCTATGAATATTTTAGCACATAAAGCAGCACACTTTGCTGCAGTTGCACTCAATAATCCTTTTGGGATTGGTACATTAAGTCTTGCACTAGTTGTTGTGCCTATTATTGGTATTCATCTTGTTCATACTTATAGTTGGCAACACTGGGAGCCATTTGGGAAATGAATTTAATATTGCGTCCTCTTGATAATGTTGCTGATCCTGTGTGGTCAGTAATCATATGCGTGATCATTGCTGTTGGATTGGCATTAGGATATGTTGCATACATATTAAACATATCCTATATCGAGTTATCAGATGGGAGCACTAACACCGCCGAGCAGGAAGAGCTGCTACAACTTCCGAGTAACGGAGATCAATCGTGTACTTGATGGCGATACTATTGATGTCACCATTGATCTGGGGTTTGATCTATACAAGAAAGAAAGAGTTAGAGTTGCGGGAGTTGATACGCCAGAGAAAAGGACGAAAAACTTAGAAGAGAAAGCACTTGGAATCGACGCAACCAACTGGCTCAAAGAGAAACTGGAGAGTACTATCGCTGGTGACGATGAGTTGTCTGTTAGGACTGAACTTGTTGGTGGCGTCGGTAAATATGGGCGTCTTCTGGGTTGGCTTTACATTGGGGACGGAACTGTGTCCCTTAACGAGCAAATGATCGAAGAAGGTTATGCTCATGCCTATGATGGTGGTACTAAAGATATGAACCTTGAAGCACTTAGGGAAATTAGGAGAGCACATGGTACTCTGGTTGAGTAATGATTCCAGAAATACGATTAGGTGATATTGATGTTGGAATTACTCAAATTGGTAATTTAAATGTTAATGTAATGCCTGATTGGATGGTCAATCCTCCACAGGCATTACCAGTTTACCCACCCGTGACTACACAGGTGGGTATTCCTATTGTCAATATACCTGGGTGTGTTGAGTCTCATAGGGATAGTGGTGAGAATCAAACACTGAAGGATGAAGATAAAGATGGTGTCCAGACATTCTGTGATGCTGGAACTCCTAGTTTTTATCCTATTGATTATGATCCGAATAAATTAGATCTTACTCAAGAGGCACCACCACCTCCACCTATGAAATCTCCTGAGAAAGAAGAAGATACTAAAACAGACGCCGAGGCACCATCAGCACCTAAAACCGATGCTGCAATAGCAGAGTGTCCTACAAGAGAGCAGCAGTTAAAGAACCCCGTAGGAAAAGTATTACAAAACAATAAAAAGATAGTCAGGTATGAAACAGTAGGAAAAGAATGTCTCCCTGTATTTGAGAATTTAAATATACCAGATCAGATTATTGCTAACCTACCATCTCCAGGTGCTGTAACGGTTACCGCCTCAATTGCTGTAGTCGCGACGACATCTGCACTGCTTGCAAAGCCTCTTGCTGATCTTTTGTTAAAGGTTGTGAAACCGACTGTGAAGAAGGTAGTGAAGAAGATTGCGACCTTACGGGGTAAGACTCCCCCGGTACTGTCTGCGTCTGAGAGGAAGGCGGAGCAACGGGATCGGAATCGGGCGATAAAGATTTTACGGTCGGCACTGAAACCGAAGGGATAGAGTGGCGATGTTGCTTGACGGTATTAACATTTTGAACTAAAACGTCTGCACATATTTTATAGTAAGGACTTCTGGGGTGGAAACTTATTCCCCTCTGCATTAATTCTCCACAATTCTTAAGACGAGCTATCTCAAAGTCTAATCTTTTATTAGCAAGCATCTGTCCTTGTAAAGCAATCTGAGTTTCTGCTGCTTGCTTACAACGTTCTTGTAGTCCACCATCAAGTGGGAAAGAAAGTGTTGCAGATAAACCAAGACTAGTGCTGTAATTTCTAGTGTCACCAGTTCTCACTGGTTTCTGCCAGAGTTCCTGTCCTGGATTGTCTGGTACTCCATCTCCTGTCATTTCCATAACAGTGATAGGCATATCTGCACCATCTTCATAGGCACGAACAGTCTCACCTGCGGAGTTTGTATATGTCCTATCATCATAATGCGGAGACCAAGGCCAGTTCTTTACATTTCTGGTAACTTCTACTAACTGACCTTCAAAGTCTCTGTTGTCATATTGAGGTTCCATATAGTGTGTTTCAAATGGATCCTTCTCATTACGAGCATGAGTAATGAATGGTGTGATATTAGCAGTCGGTCCTTGACATGCAATACCCCCACCATATTGATTGGTTATATATGGTCCTTGTAATACCTGAATAGCTTGGTTTGTAACCGAGCCTGAACTATTTGCGATTGGGTTTGCTGTTGCACTTACACCCCCTACATCTGCTGCATGAGCAGGGGCAGTTACAACCGCAGTCAGAACAGATAGACATAATGTTTTTATTGGGTGAAGATACTTGTTGTGTCGGTTATGCTGGTAACCTCCGTGACTCTTTGGATGACAGTTTGATTCGTTACACCCGGTCCCATGTAGGTCTGGGTGAATTGGAATGCTGCCCCTGGTTCTTTGATCGTGAAA